TGTCCAAGACCATAGGTTAAATTCTATATTAAGAACATCATAGAATAAGTTCTCTAATATCTCTTTTACTTTTTCGTTTTTTGATTTGATTTGTACAACATCTCCAAATTCATTTTTTAATGTTGATTCATCTGCGTAGATATCTAATGCTGATGAAATAATCGGGTCATTATCCATTGCATCATAATCTCTGAAAAGTTCTCTTCTGACTTGATGGTATGCCATCGATTGAGCTGCCATCTGGTCTCCATAAAAAGACCTTTGTAGTTTGGTGTACCTATCTCTTAAATTCATTAAGTTAGTACCACCCCTCTGTCTATCATCAGTATCAACTACCTTTCTCTTTCCATCTTTATCAACCTTTACGATTGCTTGAGTAGAAAAAAGTTTAGTTAACCTTTCAAAAAATGAACTATTATTTTGTTCTGCCATTTTATTTACTTTATGTTATAATCTAACTAAGATACAAAAAAATTTTGATATATCCTAATTTTATTACCATGCTTTACAACTCCAATACCTAGCTTTGTGTCTTGGTCCCGGCGTATCACAATTGTGTCTAGCTCTAAAAGCTTTTCTTCTTGATGGAATATCTTTCTGAATCTGCATTGTCTTTTCACCTGCTTTTTTAGCCGATGTTCCACCATGTCCGAAGTTTACCTTTACAACATTTCCTTTTGGATTTTTAACATATACTTTAAACTTTTTAACATCTCCCCTCATAGGTTTGTTTAGTTTAACGTTTCTACCCTGATATTCAGCTTCGTTGATATCTTCTTTTACATCTTTTAGAAAGCTAACAAACTCCTTTAAATCATAATAATTTTCTACATCGTATTCTTCGATGTTTTCATCTAAAACTGATTTAAATTCTTTGTAAAGTTCTTCCGAATAATTTTCCATGCTTAATTCCTATAATTAACCTATACTATATAAATATAAAATTTTTATTTTATAACCATTTAGTTAAATCTTCAACATCATCACCAACATTCATTTGCCAAGGATTTTCCTCATTATCATTACCACCATATATCCCACTATAAGTATGAGATGAGATACCATCAATCGCTCTTTTAGTTAAATCGATACCTTCCTGTCTTAATCGCAAAGCAGTATCTCTAACCCACAACGAAATTGCTAAACTCATTGTTAAATCATCATTATAACCCCTCATAGCTTCAGCTCTACCATGCATCCATATAAATGTGAATAATTCATCAATAGTTCTAACTGAACGTATTATAATTGATTTCTCTCTAATGTATTCTTCTAACTTAGAAATAATTAAAGGTCTTGTTCTTGAAGTAGTTGAGAATCCAGCCACCATACTTTTATCTTGTGACCTGTATCTATTTGAGTGTTGATGTTCTATATCTACATATTTTAAATCCTTATTCATATAATAAAGATTACCATAATTTCTATCAATAACTTGTTGAATAGTTGCCCAACCGATATTTGCGTTTTCAATAACCAACAATGCGTTGTTATATTCAGTTGATAGAGATACTAAGAAATTACCAAAATCTTTGGTATCTAACTTACCTCTATATTCAGCTACTTGTTCCGATGCTTCAACATCAATAACGTGAGCAGCAGAGTAATCCGAAGAATCACCTCTAGCAACATCCGCTACAACTATATAAGTTTTTGTATAATCAGGAAATTGCCATTTCCATAAGTTTCCGTCAAAACCACCCCTTTCAACTGGTTCTTGTACATAAGTTTCTTTGTAAAATTGAAGTATTTGTGGGTCAATAACCGAATCACCAGAAGATACAAAATCACAATCACATTCTTGTGCTGCTCCTTTTGGTCCTAATAGAGTTTCTTGCTCATCTCTCCAACTTTGGTCTCTTTCGGGATGAACACTCCAATGTAATCTAATATTATTAAATCCATTTGTACCATCTTCAGAACCTACCCAAGTTTTGTGAAAGAAGTTACCTACACCATTTGGAGTAGATAAAATAATTGCATTACCACCCGTTGATAATGTAGATTGAGCCGATACCCAAATCTCTTCAATCTTATCAATGAATGCCGCTTCATCAAATACCAAAAGGGATAATGCTTCAGAACGTCCAGCATCTCCAGCAGCTGAAGTTGCTTTTATTTGGGAACCATTTGAATATCTTAAAGATAGTTTGTTATCTTCAACTGTTGTTAGTTTTAACCAAGATGGTAGATAGTGATTCATTACCCTAACCTTAGTTACTAAGTTCTTTGCTACTTCTTGCTTTGTTGCAATTACCAAACAATTAAAATCATCATTGAATAACATTTTCCACAAAGAAAATCCTGCAGTTAATGTTGATATACCAGTTTGTCTGGATTTAAGAATAACATTATATCTATGATTTTTAAAATCAACTAATGTTTCTTCTTGAAAAGGATATAAGTGAAAAGGAATCTTACCCCTAACAGGATGTTGAATCATACAATACTTTCGCATGAAGTAAATAGGGTCAGATGCACACTTTTTGTACTCTACCGCTATAATTTCTTTTAATGATGCCTTTTTTTTAGCCAAACTAAATTTATTTTTTTCCTATCTTCCAATACATACCACCAGTAATAAATGGTGCTAATTGTGAGGTATTAGAGTTATTCTGAATACCTAAACCTAATTGAAATAAATTATTCTTTTTATTTTTTAGGATTAACCCAGCTCCAACATTACTGATTATATCTTCTTTGTTGAAACCACCATTTAATCCCCAATAAAATTCATTCTTTGGTAATTCTTTCACAATCGTTGTATTATAAACAGTTGGTATCTTAAAAAACCAATCTATTTCTCTAGATTCAATTGAGTTTTGTGAAATGACATCAGTTAGAATACCAAAGCCTAAATCTCCATTTGGTTTGTTACCTAATGAATCAGTAACTACATCTGGGAAATCATATGTTAAATTTAATGTATCTTTAACTGTTACTTTTGAAAAGTAATCTTTGATAATTGCAAGTGAATCTACATCTACTGGTATCTCCACTTCTTTAATTACTTCTTTTGTAATATACTTTGGTACATACTTTGTTACCTTAACTTCTTTTTCTACATATATGGTATCTGTTTTTTGTTCTAACAGTTCGTAATCTTTACCATCTACGTTTATTATTTCTTTTTCTTCTTCTTCACCACCACAACTTCTTAATAACAATACCACACATAGTATCATTATCATTATTGTTTTTAAATCAAATTTCTTTAACAAGTTCATAATTCATAGGTTTTAACTTTTCGTAGGCAGCATTTCTTTTTTCTATAACATCGATAAGTTCTTTTCTACCATTATCAATATCAGCTTCTATTTGTTTTTTTAGATTTTGAACATCTTCGTTTGATGACCACTTTTCAATAGAACCATCATCATTTACATATTTATGAATATTAGTAACTTCATTTAATGCTTGGTTCCATTTTTCTAAAACATCGGTTCCATATGCTGCCATATTAGAGTATATCTTATAATCCTCATACTCTTTCCATAATCCATCGACTTTTATTTGCGTTTCTCTTTCAGCTAAACAAGTTGCACAAAATCCAGTTTTATTTATTAATTTTTTATCTGCGGCTGAATACTTTTTGTTTTTGCTATCATCTCCCTTACACTTAGTTTGTTCTGCTAAGTATTTTCTTACTTTACTAAGTTCATTAGATAATTTAGATTGTTTTACCTTACCATATGATTTTTGCTCATAAACAACACCATTTTCTTCCCAAATATCACCAACTTCTCGTTTTGTTGTTTCTTTGATATCCGATAAAGATATTTGACTATCTTTTTGGTATTCACCGGTTTGAATCATATTTACCAACTTTCTACGAGTTGGGTGCATATATTTTTTATTGAATTTTTTCTCAGCCATATTTTGTAACTTATATATTCATATATATAAGTATTGGGTTTTTTACTATTCGTAAAATAAACCGAGTATTTGATTAAGGGGTGCAAATGTTCCTGTTAGTTTGAAAGTCTTTCCACCATATACAAATACGATTCCTTCGTTTGGAACTATTTTATTCTTTCCTCCGATAGAAGTTAATCTTTCCAATTCTAATTTTAGTTTTTTTACTTTCTTAACATCACCTAATTTTTGAACATCTTTTATTGTCTTGTCCAATCTTTTTTTCATATCCCTAACTGCCTTATCAGGATTTACAGTTAGTGCTGAACTCATAAATGAAAGTACTTCAGCCCCTAAACCTAAGAAGATATTTTCAAATGGTCTTATATTATCCTTAGCCATCTTAGCGTGGTCATTCTTATCAATTCCCTTTGCCCATTCTAATGTTTTTTCATCAGATAAATTTTTCTTATCCAATCTAAATGATTTATCGTAGAATGCCCATCTCTTAACTAACCCCATTAGAGTTTTGTTATCTAATTTAGATGGTGATTTCTTATTTACAAAATCCATCCAAAAAGCTTGATGGTAATCAGCGATTCCATCATTATCTTTTAATTTAAATTTCTTTTGTAATTTTGATATTTGTGAATTATACTTTCCTTTAGTTGATGAAAGATTTTTTGATTTTGGTAATTGAACAACTGGTGGTCCTTGAATCGTATATGCTGATTGGACTTGTTGATTAACTTGTTTAATCATACCAGCTAATATTCTTGCGGCGTCTTGGTTTTCACCAATAGCAACACCATCTTCATTATACTCCATTGTTCCGTGGAATACTAATAGTGCTTGTCCGTAAGGTATTACATTAACAGAAGTTGGATAGATTACCTCCAAATTCATAAAACATGCTCCTCCTTTGAAAATCTTATCTCTCTGCTTTTCACTCAACTTAGATATTGCCTTCGTTAAATCTTTCATTGCGAAGTTATACGCCTTTTCCAATTCTCCTCTTCCAGCAAACTTCACAGCCACCCCATTAATATCTAATGCACCTTCTCCTTTGTTTTTCAAATGTCCTTTATTTCTCGCTGCAACCAATCTCCCATCTCTCCAACTAACTGCCAATGCTTGTCCATCTGTTTTTTCTCTAGTGAGTTCTAAATTACCCTCTAAAGCTTTTTGTACTATATCTTTTAATTGTCCAAAAGTTAAATTGATTTCTGTATCGAATGGGTGATTCATATGTCCATAAGCACCTCCTTCCAAAATCAATGATTCAGTAATACCACCACCTAATGCGTATGGTTCATTATACTGAAGTTTTTCTTTATCAAATTTCTTTCTTAGTTTTTTGATTTCTTTTTCATGTTTATCCATCCACTTTTGGTCTGGATATCCATGCCCTAATCCTTCTTTAACTCTTTTATCCTTTATTAACATCTTTAATAATTCACCACCCTTACCTTTGATATCTTTATGTACCATTCTTGAAGTTGGGCCTTGAAATAATTTGATGTAAAGTTTTTCTAAGTATTCACCCTTTTGTTTATCTGATAGATTCTTAAATACTTTACTTATTTCTCCTCTTCTTTTGTAAACATATGATTTTAAATCATCATAGTAAAAGGAGTTGATTTTTTCAGTTACAGGTTCATAACCTTTTTTCTTAGTATTTTTATCGTTTGCTTGATGACCGGGGCTTTTACCATCATCATCAAAATCAATTGTATCTGGCTCAGCCATTGAACCTCTCTTTGCATATGATGAATATGTATGGTGGTCATTGAAATCCTTTTCAGCTTCTGAAGAAGGTTTACCACTTTTTACAGCTTTAAACTTATCAGTAACTTTAGTTGGTAATGATTCAAATTTATATTCTGGGTCTGATGTTTTAAAATCATCCTTTCTCATTATGGTTTTAGCGATTACTTTATTCGCTTGTTTCATAAATGGAATATTGATTTTACTTCTACTATCTTTTGCTACAATCTGTCCATATAAATCTAAGAAGTTTACAAAATCTTTTTTCTTCTTTCCTAATCTTTTAAAGAATCCAATTAATTCAGCTTGTGATATTTCTTTTTTATTTCTTGGGTCAGTTAACCTATCGAAGAAATGTTTATCAGTTAGAACTATATCTACTGGATTAAGTTGTTTATCAGCATACTTATCAATCTTCACCAAATCAGCCATTGGGATTTCATTAACAGTACCTTCTTTAACAATTCTAAAGTTTACTACCTTTCTACCATTTATAGTTGGCATCCCATGCTCATCTTTACCAATTGTTTTGATGATTGTTTTTTTGTTTTTAAATCTACCAGTTAGAATTGTATCTCCTATTTTTACTGGAAGTTTTATATCTTCACTTACCACATTACCTTGTGGTTTCTTTTCGTTAGATAAATCTTTAGTTGATTGTTTTTTATCATCCTTTAATTCATCAAAATTTATTATAGAATACCCTACCAATCCAGCAATTCTAGTTACATGTCTAAACCATTTATTATAAGCATCAGTACCATAAAAATCCTTTTGGTTAGTTGCGGTTGTTTTACCAGCAACACCTGCGGGATATGGAGTTACTGCTTTTACAGGCCCATTGGGATAAATTGGATGTGGGTCTATATCAGTAAGTTCATCACTCATAATTTGTGATAAAACAGTATATCCTACCGCCTCTGCTCTTTTCTTAGAAACTCTATCGAATGTATTATAATTTGGAAAAATATAATTAGGTCCATCATCAACTGCAGTTTTACCCATAGTGGCTGATGCCTCCTTAATTAAATCATTTCCATAACTAATTAACCAATTTTCTAATACTTCTTTTGAAATAGTAAAATCTTCGTTTAATGTATTTGTTATAAAATCAAATATCTTTTTATCAAACTTTGGATATGCTCTTTTTGTAAAAAAGTTTTTCTTATCTTCTTCTGAACCTGATGATAATCCCTTACGAACTTCAGTTCCACTTACACCACCAGCACCTTCAGGTGCTACATAAACGTATCCCTTATCTTCATATCCTTCGAAATCTAAGTTATCTTTGTAAGGGGTAAAGAACTTACCTCTACTACCTAATCTACCAGCATCTTTCTTACCCACAACAGTAATGAATGCAGTTGTATCTTTATCAAACTTCGTTAGTACCTCAGTTGGTACATACGGATTTTTTACTTGAACAATTTTGTTTTTTGGAATCCCAAACATTTTGGTAATAATCATTACCTTTTCTTTGAAGTTGAATGGGGATTTATTATTATCGGTTTTATTGGATGTACCGATATACACATTATTCTTTCCGAACTTTTTTACTAAGTGGGAATAGGTTGCGTAATGACCTTTATGAAAAGGTTGAAAGCGGCCAGCATAGACTACAACTTTGTTGTCTACACCCTCCGCTTCTCCTAAAATACTTTCTATTAAGAATTGAGATAATTCGTTCATCTGATATAGTACTATTTCCTTTGTACTATATAAATATAGAATTTATTACTTTTACCAATTATACTTTAACAAATGGAGAATCTACAACTTCACCACCGTCAACGCCGTTGTTTCCACCTCGTCCACCTTGTTGTGCCTGTTGTTCCATTTGTTCTTTAATAGCTGGGTTATAAGTAACTGTACCCTTTTCTAAATCTAATTGACCTCTTGGGTAATCTCTTTCTAACTTATTCAACTCTTTTCTAAGCTCAGCGTTAACTTCTTTGAAGTTAGTTTCAGCTTGAGTGAATGCCTCATCAATTCTTTCTAAATCAGAATGTAATTGATTTTTTCTAATATGCAACTCACCAATTTGACCCATTAGTTGTTGTAACTGTCCATTATATCCTTTGATTTCTTTGACCTTATCTTCTGATAATTCAGCCGTTCTTAAATCAATCGATGTTTTTTGTTCTTTTGCCATATGACTATAAATTAATTAATTTGTTTTGAATTCGTATATAAATATATAAATTATAAGTTTTCGTAATCTATTGTTGTAACACCTCTCTTTTGTACTACTTGTGCTGAACAACGATTTCCGAACTGTATTGATTTTGGAATATCATCAGTATCTAATAACATTTTAACAAACCCTGCTACAAATGTATCACCAGCTCCTGAGATATCCATTATCTCTACTTTTTCGGTTGGATATGATATACCTTTGTACATACATCCATCCTTATCTAATGTAATTATTAGCTTTTCTAAAATCCAATCGTTTTTTTCAATAAATTCTTTATTATTTTCAAACTCTGAACGATTTAGTTTTATGAATCGTAAATCCTTACACCAATTACCCAATTGCTTCTTTGTATCACAAATTACATTTGGATGTTTGAATCCGATATATGCTATATCTTCTTCGGTTAGGAATCCCTTATTGTAATCAGAAACTACAATCATTTGGTATTCCCAATAATCTATATCGGTAAGTAGTTTGTTACCTATCCTATCGATATTTTTTTCTTCATCAATTCTTAATAATAAAGTGTTTGATGATTCGTGAATATGTCTTGTCTTTGTAATGGGAGATTTTTGATGATGAAAATCCACATCAATACTCAATGATGTTAAGTTAGCTAATACATTCATTCCCATTCCACCATTGAAAACTTCTCTTTTTGGAATAAATACAGGAGCAGGTCCTTCGGGTGAAAGACGGGGTGTATCTCCATAAATGAAGATATCATCACATTGTTCTCCTATTAATAAAACTTTACTCATCTAAT